GGTAGTATCATCATGGACTATAATGCTAACAATGCTACTGTTGCTTCTGGCACTATTGGAACTGGTGGTCATGGTATTATTTCTCCACGGGCATTTCCTACTGGTCAGTGTCCTATTGGTGTGCTTGTATCTTTAGATGCTAACCGCAAAGTAGTTCCGACTGATATGAGAAATGCTCCTGATAGACCTGCTATTGGTTGGGCACTTGGTGCTGATCCAGTTCAAACTGCTTATTGTAATGTTGTATTGTTTGGTGGTGTTTATCATAGTCCTGCTTTGAACAGTTCAGGTCGTGGCAAAGTTCTTTATGCCGACCCAGCAAATCCTGGCTATCTGACTTATGTAAAGCCAACCACTCCTGGTGATGGTATTCAAGTAATAGGATATCATGTTGGTAGCAGTAATGGTGTCTTTATCAATCCAAGTCCTGATGTTGAGATTGTCGGAGCACAACTTCCTTCTGGTTGGCAGTTCGCAGCATCTGGTGATGACTTACTTATTCAAAAGTGGTCTGGTTCTGAATGGGTAACGAAAACAACTATTAGTGGTGCTTAGTGTTTATGAACTACGAGATTATCAACACAGCGGAAAAAGCGATTTCTTTACTTTTGACCGCAGAGAACAATGAAATAACATGGAAAACAATGTATTCCAATAAAGATTTATACTTACAATGGCTTTGGCATATGTGTTTTAGAAAAGATGCCAGAGTAGTCGGTGTGTTCAATGAGTATAACTATTGCTTAGGTTTCCTTGTATTAGCATTGAACAAGTTGTACGACTACCAAGAAATATTTATACACGATGTTTATGTCATGGAAGAAGCAAGAAAGTCAGAAGTAAGCAGTCATCTTTATCAAGCAGTCGTAGATGCTTTCAACACATCAGATGTAAAGCAACTTCGTTGGTGTTCGAGTTCTGTACCTGAACACTATTGGGTTGAAAAACTGAATGCTTTGTTTGACTTCAAAGTAAACACAATCAAGTATCATACCGTACTGAAGTCTATGGAGGACACCAATGAAAAAGATATACTCTAAAATAGTTTTTGATATGAATACTATGGAAGTTATTGAACAAGAATATGAGTTGTATGAAGGTCCGCTAGCCTTGTGTGGTGGTGATGGTGGTGGTGGCGGAGATGGCGGAGGAGGCGATGGTGGAGATGGTGGCGACGGGGATGGCGGTGATGGAGATGGTGATGGTTCAGGTGAAGGTAGTGGAGAAGGCACTGGTGAAGGTGAAGGTGAAAGTTCTGGTGCTGTAGGTGAAAGCGGTATGGGTGCTGTTGGTAATCCTGGTGAAAGCACAAGTGATGGACCTGCTACAGGTGAAGGTGAAACAAGTGGAGAAGATAGTACAACAAGTGCTGACCTATCTGATGCTGTGTCAACAAACTTCGGTGAGATGTCAAGTCCTAATGAAAGTGAAGATAGTTCAAGCAGTGTAAGCACTTCACCAAGTATGAGCCTTGGTATGAATAGTTCAGTTGCTTCAGCAGTTGCTGCTGTTGCTTCTGCTCTTGGCCTCGGTGCGATATCAGGTGTTGTTGGTGCGATTGCTGGAACCATTGCTGGTTCAAGTGTAAGTATGGGTAATGTTGGAACAAGTTCACCTATTGGTGGAACTAATACATCTGATGCTGCTCCTATGGGTAATGGTGTAGATGGTTCTCCTGCTGGCACTGCTGGTGAAGGTGAGGGTTTTGGTGGTCTTGGTGCTGGCTTTGGCGGTGGTGGTGAAGGAGCTGGCGGAAATAGTGGTGCTGGTGGTGGAACTCCACAAAATGCTTTACCTAAAGCACCTGGTGAAAATCCTCCAACTTCCAATCCTCCTGGTACTGGTCAACCTTACGACCCGACAAAGTTAGAAGAACGAAGACGAAGAAACACTGTTGGTTGGATGGACATGTTTCATAATGCTGATACTGGTGCTCCAATCTACACACCGACAGCATTTGAAGAACTAGACAAACAAAAAGCGGTCGAGAAGACAACTAAACTTCCTAGTTGGGTAGACACACAAGAAGAAAAAGATGCTTTCTATGGCGGGCTTTTCAATACATATGGTATTTAGGAGACATAGATGAGAAACGACATTGATGAAATATTGAGTAGATTAGAAACACTGAGACAAGAACGAACTATCTGGGAGAATACCTGGCAGGATATCATAGATTACATGCTTCCTAACAGAGCACCTGTCATCGGTGATATTGTACCTGGTGAAGATAGAAGTGTCGAAATCTATGACAACACTCCTACAAAGTCCTTGCTTCGTTTGGCTGCTAGTCTGAACAGCATGTTGACTAACCAGTCCACAGATTGGTTCGGCCTGGAAACAACCGACCAAACATTGAATGATGATGAAGAAGTAAAAGCATGGTTGATTGATACAGCAGAAAAAGTAAAGATGGAACTGGATAACTCCAACTTCTATGTACAAGTTCATGAGTTGTATATGGACATTGGTTCTATCGGTACCGCTTGTATGTATATCGAAGAGAACGATGGTGAAGACCAAAGGTTGAACTTTTCTTCACGACACATCCGTGAAATCTTCATCGCAGAGAGCCATCAAGGTAAGGTTGATACAGTCTTCCGTGAGTTTATGCTCACAGCAAGACAGTGTGTTCAGCGATGGGGCGATACCAAAGATGCTTCATTATCAGAAGAAGTTATAGAGAAGTTCGAAGCAAATCCAGAAGAACAGATTGCTATTGTTCATGTGGTTTTTCCAAGAACTGAGAGAAATACCAAGTCTAAATCAAACAAAAATATGCCGTGGGCATCACTTTGGATAGAACTTGCTACCAAGCATGTAATCAGTGAAGGTGGTTTTAGAACCTTTCCTTATGTCGTACCGAGATGGTTGAAGTCAACTGGCGAGACTTATGGTAGGTCTCCTGCCTTGTCTTCATTAGGTGATATCAAGACATTGAATGCGATGTATGACACACTTTTGACGGCGGGCCAAATGATTGCTGAGCCGCCACTACAAGTTCCTGATGATGGATTTATGAACATCAATGTAGGACCGAGAGGTATCTCATACTACAGAGCAGGAACCAACGACAGGATTGTTCCACTTGAGATTGGTGCTAACATACCTATCACATTCAACATGCTACAAGATAAACGAGATAGTATTGCTGATGCTTTCTTTACATCACAACTTCAACTTATCAGTAAAAAAGAAATGACGGCAGAAGAAATCCGTGCGAGACAGCAAGAAAACTTCAAGGTCTTAGGACCTACGATGGGAAGACTACAGACCGAGTTTTTACAAGACCTCATCTTCCGTATCATAGACCTGCTTGGTTTCAAGAAGAATGATGCTGATACTTTGAATGTGCTTCCTATTCCGCCAGCAGTGATGGGCGGTCAGCAAATCAAAGTTCGTTATGTGTCTCCGTTGGCTAGACAGCAGAGAGAGGATGACCTCATCGCTATCAATGCTATCACAGGTCAAGCACTACAATGGAACCAAGTTGTTCCTGGTGTGTTGGATAATATTGATACAGACTTCGCTATTCGTGAGATGGCTGAAATCCGTGGAGCACCTAAAGGCTTGATTGTTCCTGAAAGTGATAGAGACAAGACAAGAAAGCAAAGAGCACAAGCACAACAGCAAATGATGGCACAACAACAAGCAGAACAGAAAATGGAAATGGCTGAAAAGATGAGCAAGGTCGGTAAGAACACTGCGAATGCTCAACGCACAGAGGCCGAAGCGAAGGGAGAGATTTAGATTTATGACACCAAAGGAAAAAGTAGAAGCATTCAAAAGAACATTCGGAACTGAAGAAGGACAGAAAGTATTGAATGAGTTAGCGGTCTTTTGCCACCAGAACAAACCATTAGCGGTGGCTGGAGACCCGTATGCTACATTTTGGAACGATGGTAAACGCTGTGTTTACCTCGAAATAAAACATTGGATAGATTTAGTTCTACCTGAAGAGGGGAGCGAGTTGTCTGCTGAAAAGCAGGGAGCAAATCGTCCGACTAGGAGAAAGAAGAATGCCAGAGAATAGTGGAACACCACCAGCGGGAACACCGCCAGCGACACCACCTGCTACTCCACCAGCAGGAACTCCAGCACCATTGACTGATGCTGAGAAATCACTTATCAACACAAGATGGAGAGATGCTGTTCCAGCAGATTATGGAACACATCCTAGTACAGCCGACTACAAGACACTGGAAGATTTGACAAAGTCCTACATCAACCAGCAGAAGTTAGTCGGTGCGGAGAAACTTCCTAAGCCAACAAAAAAGTGGAAACGACAAGATTGGGAAGCATTCAATAAGCAAATCGGTATGCCAGACAAGCCTGATGGATATGACCTGAAAGGTGCTAAACTACCTAAAGAGTACAAGACAACATCTGATGATGAGAAATGGTTCAAAGAAAAGTTCGCACACGAAGGCTTGAACCTGTCGGCTTATCAAGCAAAGAAAGCATGGGAACTGCTTCATTCACGAAATGCTGAAAAGACTGGTCAGGTAAAAGAAACTTATACAACAAGTATTCAAGAAGGATACACTAAACTAAAAGAAGAATGGGGTCCTAACTACGAGAACATCGTAAAGAAGACCGCTGAAGGTATCAAGAGACTTGATGATGATGGTAGGTTTATGGCTTTCATGAAGGCTAAAGGTTTACATAATGAACCTGAAATGCTTCGCTTCGCAGCCAAAGTATCAAACCTTACTGCTGAAGATAAGTCAAGACCTAATGAAGAGAAATCTACTAACATGTTATCTGCTTCAGAAGCACAAGCACAAGTAAAGAAGTTGATGTCTGAAGCAACTAAAGACCCGAAGCATCCATTGATGAATAAGAAAGACCCTCAACATGCTGATATGGTCAAGAAGTTAGCAAGACTTTCTGACATTGCTGGGAGGGCTAGAAAGAATGCCTAAACCAACTAAACTAGATGAACTAACTGATGATAGTGAAAGATACTTACAATCACTTAGACTTGAATGTATCAAACTTGCTATGGAAACAGCGGAGACAGGGATTGAAAAGAAAGAACCTTGGAGCCGTGCTAATAAGTTTTATACTTATGTTCTCTATGGCAAGCCAATGGAAGTGGCATGATAATCTATATACTAAAAAATAAACTGAATGGTAAGTCTTATGTAGGTAAAACAAAAGACCTAACTAAAAGACTTAGAGTTCATAAAGTTTCTAAATGTTGTACTTACATACATAATGCTATTACTAAGTATGGTATAGATAACTTTGATGTAGAAACTATTGAAGTTAGTGATGATGAAGTAAATGTCTATGAAAGAAATCTTATTCAAAAACTAAACACAAGAGTTCCTAATGGATATAATATTCAACCTGGTGGTGAAGGAAACACAACCACAGGTAGAATACCATGGAATAAAGGTTTGAAAGGTGTTTATGGTACTTCTCAAAAAGGTAAACCAGGACATCAATCTTGGAACAAAGGCATCAAGTATGAAGCAATAACTGGTAGCAAACATTTTGCTGCGAAAAAAATAGTTTTGGTTTTACCAGATAGAACTGAAGAAAGATTTGATTGTATAAGTGATGCTTGTAGAAAACACAACTTACATCTCAAACAACTTTCTAGAGTTCTTACTGGTCTTAGGAAAACTCATAAAAAGTTTTCCGCTCGTTATGTAGAAGGGGAGCCAACTGGTCCTTCAGCATAACACCTTTCTTTGGACAGCCTGGAAACAGGTCCAAACTCGTAGTGTCCGTAAGTGTCCTCCTAAGAGGATAGCACTGAAGGAAATGTAATAAGTATATGATATATATACTATAATAAACTTTTAGGAGAACTAAAATGGGAGATATCACAACGAGTATGCGGAATACTTATCAAAGCAACTTTGAGTTGCTTGAGCAACAGATGGGCTCTGCTCTTCAGGACTGTGTCCGTAGAGAGAACATCGCTGGTGAATATGCTTACTTCGATTTCATTGATAGCCTTGATGCTACTGAAGTCGTGTCTCGTAATGCTAACACCGTAAATGAAGATGTAACTTACGAAAGGAGACGGATTTCCCTCCGTCGGTTCACCTTGGCTCCTCTTATCGACAAGTTCGACAAGATTGCCTTGATTGCTGACCCGACCTCTGACATTCTGACTGATAGTCTGTATGCTCACGGTCGTCAGAAGGACTACCTGCTTTGTCAAGCCGCACTTGGAACTGTTGCTACTGGTCATGATGGTGGAACTACCACTACTTTTGACAGCA